ATGAACAACCCGAAGACAGTCAGCGCCCGCGCGGGTAAAACCCGCTCCTGGAATGCGCCGTCAGTGGGTGAGCAGGTGCTTGAACTGTGCCTCGGTGGTGAACTTGATACCGGCTTTGTGCTGCCGGGAATTTTCTCTTATGACAATCCGGCTCCGTCTGCCTGGGCCGATGCGCTGGTCATTTCCTGACGATGCGGTGATCGAATACGAGCCGTAAACCGGCGCACTGACCGCAACCGGCATACAGACGGCAACCATCAAAGCGACGGTAAAATCCTGTTCGACTCGCCAGAAGTGGAATGCGCAACGCTGCTCAAAACTGCGCAGCTGGAAGTCAAAAAGGGCGGCACGATGAAAGCCAACATTAGCGTGCCGGACCATCGCGGTGAAACGGCTTACCCGATTTCAGGCGGCGCGCCGGTGAAAATCACGGTACTGGGCGACAATCCGGCGGACACCATAACGCATTCTCCGGCAACCGCGTTTGATAAGTGGGACGGCGAAAAGTGGGTAACCGACGGCGATGCGCAGCAGCAGTCACTGCTTGACGCAGCGGCCAGCGAAAAGTCAGCGGGCGTGAGTGAGGTCAACGGAATTACTCAGGCATGGCAGACGCAGCTGCTGCCCGGCATCATTACTGATGCGGATAAAGCCACGCTGACCACCTGGATGAAGTACGTGCAGGCGGTACAGGCTGCAGATATCACAAATGCGCCAGCTATCAGCTGGCCGAAAACGCCTGAATAGAAAATTCGTTTTACGCCCGTAGCTTTCTATTAAAATTTTCAATGGCAGAATGTTTAATTCTGCCATTGAATCATTTCATCAAGTCGATTCAGAATGTCGGGGAAATAGCTTTCATCAAGGCCAAAGCTGCCTTTAACCTGGACGCTGTCGGCATGTGGTTCCGGGCGAAGAATGAAATCAACAGTTACGCCATCAATACTTTTTTCATTGGTCAGTATCATGTCCAGTTGATGAATATCGCTCTGATAGTTAAACGACCTGATCTTTTGCTGATTAATAAGCGCCTGATGAAAAGCTGAGAATTCTTTTTTCAGCATTTTCAATTCTCCAACGGTGAACTCCGTTTTAAATGCCACTTTCAGGCCGCTTACCGAAAACTCCACCCAGGACTGTATCCAGTCCCAGTGATGGTTAACAGGATCGGCTTCGTTATCCACTACGCGTTCAAAGGGAGCGATTGCGAATGTAAACTCTTCATTCCTGATATCAAACATTGAAATTTCCTTGTCAGCTAATAAAAATATTTAAAATGAGATATTGTCCAGTCTGATTCCCTGACTATTACTTCAAATTTGTATTTCTGATGAACATATTCCCTTCGCTGCTTATCGTAGCGCAGTTTATAAATATCCGTTTCGTATCGGAACATTCCTTTTCCTTCACGAGGGTCTGGCATTCGCTTACCAAAACGAATAGCTCTTTCCTGAATCTGCAAAGGTACATACCGACTGGGTTCAAGCATATGTTTTGCTGCTGTTTCGGTCATTTTCAAATTGCGCGCATGCAGCCCGATTTTAAGCCGCCCTCGCAAAAGAGATATGGTCCCTTGACTGATTCTGGCTGTAACAGCCGCGCGCGCGCCTGCTATAAGCGCCTCATTTTGTGAAGACTGTGATACCCCAATTCCTGAAACGCGCCGCCGCGCATATCTGAGTGTAATTCGCTGCGTTTCCTGCCAGGAAATTGAGGAACATCGCAATAAACACCGGCAGGGCAATGTCTGATGCATGAGGAATTTGCTTACCCGTGGAATGCTCCACGGGAAGCCATCGCCAGCCCTTATCCCACCTATGAGGAAATGCACAGCCGCACTCAGATGATTGCGGCTTTAGTGCGTGCGCAGGAGCTACTTGAAAAGCAGCCGACTGTGATACAGCTCGACGTTAAACGCCGCGTTAGTGATCTTGAAAAGACACAGGGAACAGCCCGCGCCAATGCGTACTTAACAAAGACATTTGTTGAGCGCACATTGCCACGCGTTGAAACCGTTAATGCTCAATATCGTCTCGGCATGATGAAGGGGAGCACATTAAGTTTACTCGGCGGTAACGCAACTGAGCGCGACAATGCGGCTATAGCAGGTGGTCAGCTTTTCAATCTAATGCGCCGCTTTAACCGCCTGCCGGATATGGCTCGCGCCGACGTCGATTTGCTTGCTGGGGATGTAGCTAATTTCATTCTCGCCGAGCTGGTACAGGCACACGCGCAGGCCAGCGACGAGTCAGATTATAAATACACGCACCGCGTTTACATGACCGCCGCCGCCATCACCCGCGAGCTGAGCCAGACGCCGCCATTATGGGATAAAGTCACGTCCCGGCTGTTTGACCCGGAGGAAGTTACCCCGGCAATCATGCGTATGCAGACGGAAAAATGGTGGAAAGGCCGACTGCGCCGCGTGGCTGCATCATGGCGTGAACACCTTCAGATCGCCCTGGCTAACGTCAGCAAAAAGCATACCCCCTACGCCAGCAGCATGACCGTTTCAGAGTGGCGCGAGCAGAAGCGCCGCACCCGTGAGTTTCTGAAGGGAATGGAGCTGGAAGACGAAGAAGGCAACCGTATCAGCCTGATCGAGAAATACGACGGCAGTGTGGCCAATCCGGCGATTCGCCGCTGCGAGCTGATGACCCGCATTCGCGGCTTCGAAAACATCTGCAACGAGATGGGCTTTATCGGCGAGTTTTACACCCTCACCGCCCCGGCGCGCTATCACGCCACAATCAAAACCGGGCATCGTAACCGCAAATGGAACGGTGCCAGCCCGGCAGACACGCAACGTTATCTCTGCAGCGTCTGGCAGAAAATCCGCGCCAAGCTGCACCGCGAAGAAATCCGCATCTTCGGGATCCGCGTTGCTGAGCCTCATCATGATGCGACTCCGCACTGGCACATGCTCATGTTTATGCGTCCGGAGCAGGCTGAACGCGTGCGCGAGATTATGCGCGACTACGCCTGGCAGCAAGACGGCAGCGAGCTGACAACCGACAAAGCCCGTAAGGCCCGCTTTCACACCGAGGCTATCGACCCGGAGAAAGGCAGCGCGACGGGTTACGTTGCTAAATACATTTCCAAGAATATCGACGGCTACGCGCTAGACGGCGAGACGGACGCCGAAAGCGGCAAAGACCTTAAGGAAACTGCCTCGGCCGTTTCTGCCTGGGCGGCACGCTGGCACATCCGGCAATTTCAGTTTGTGGGCGGTGCGCCGGTCACGGTTTACCGCGAACTGCGCCGCACGGCAGACAGCGAAACCGCGCACGGCCTGAGCGTTGAGTTTGCGGCCGCGCATGACGCCGCCGACGCAGGAGACTGGGCCGGATACGTTAACGTGCAGGGTGGCCCATTTGTGCGCCGCGACGAGCTGGCTGTGCGCACCTGGTATCAGGCAAGCGAAGACATGAATGAGTACGGAGAGGAAACTGTGCGTATCAAGGGTGTTTACGCAACTGAAGTTGGCAACGATACGCCAATTTTAACCCGTCTGATGCAATGGAGGATTGTCCCGAAACGTGCCGTTGATTTGGATTTTGAATTTAAGGACGCGCCTGCGTCCTCTCGGAGTTCTGTCAATAACTGTACGGAGCCGACAGGCTCTGAAGCCGCTATCGATTTCACAAAACCTACTACTCGCGCCGAGCGTAGAAGGATTCTTAAGCGATTAAGAGAAAAGCCAGCGCAGGAGCAACCTGAGCCGGACAAATATCACTCTGAACGGAGTCATTGCGCAGAACGTGAGGCGTTGAAAAAGAGTTTCTTTGAGATCTCCAGGTTAACACTGTCCGACGGTGAAGCTGTGCGCATGATGAAAGGCCACACAATCAAGATTGGAGAGCTTTCTTACTGGAGCGGAACAAGCGGCTATCTGTTCCATAGACGTCGCATAAATGCCGCCCCATTAAAGCGCTTCAATGCACTAGCGAGAAAAAGAGGCATACAGTTGCCTGATTAATAAAACGGCAGTCGGACTAATCTGAGCCGCACGATTGTTTATGATTTTAGTTCATCATGATACTGTTTATACATACAGTGCATTTTGACTAAAAGGAGTTAATCATTTGATGAAAATAGATAATCTAAGTGAAACGGTTGCACGCATTCAGTTCATTGCTGACGTATCGCTGATCGCACATTGCAAAGAAGATGAATTAAAAATGGCACTGTCGATGATTAGCGACATGGCAGGGACAATCGACACAGCTATTTTCGAAGCCGCTATTTACTGCCAGGCAGAATGATTAATTGCCCCTTCCCTACCGTTCACTAGCCACCTTTAAGGTGGCTTTTTGCTTCTGCATCAAAGTGCATATGCTTGCATTAATCCGCATGATCCAAAGTGGATCGCTGAGCGTCTGTAAGACCAGAGCTGGCGCGCTCAGAGGTTGTACATGCAAATGCATGAAAAGCGATACATAAAGCGGGCAGGCGTGGCGGGGATAGCATTGCGCGCGAGGGGTACAAACATGCATGCGGAGGCTGCGCCAGGGGCACGGAGGCGCACGCAATGGTTTGATGAGGTTGAACTGGTGAAGAGGATTTGAGCCTCGCAAATCGGGCCTGAGAGCGGCAGATGAGGTATGGCACTGATCGGAATTAATATGATAAAGTTTTGACCAATACGGTTAACCATGTAAGGGAATAATATGGATACAACTGAGCAGTTAAACGGGACTTACTTCTATGGCGGGCTTACCAACCTTTCCCCGGCAGAGCTTTATTTCTGGATTATGATTGATGTGACCGCTGAGCATTTTAGCGGTGCAAAGGATATCATAGCCATAGCTGCAATTTACTCGGGACAGAATACGATTGACGTGTCAGGAAAGTTAAAGGGTGCCTAAAAAGGTACCTCTTATGCCTCGGTGTATTCTCGCAAGCTGTTGCGCGATTCCCGTCTCCCGTTCAGGTTGCCTACGTGGATACAAAACCCTAAAAAACCATTCCAAATTAAAATGTTGATGACCCATAAATTGGGTACTTTCGTCGGTCGCACAATACCGGTTTTAGGATGGGTAATTATGGCCGCTGATGTGGCGGAGATAGGCTGGAAAACTACGGTAAAATACAACCTTATTGCCCATAAGGACGACAGAATATGGTAAGTGAGGATATAGAGAAGGCAGTATTTGCGCTGGTTGAAGATTATAACGGCAGAAGCTTGTTTACATTAAAACGTTACAAGCTTGAGCTGGACACTGATCTGAACAACGACTTTCGCATGGATCCCATCGACGCTTATGAATTACTTGAGCGGTATGCTGACAGTTTTGGCATTGACCCCGGCACCATCTCTTTTAACGACTATTTCCCGGAAGATTTCACCGCACCGCATGATCCGCTTACTCTCCGTTTGTTGGTTGAGTCTGCACAGGCCGGGCGCTGGTTGGGTAAATAACTAACGCCTGCACAGGCAGGCGTTACATCTTCAGTTTGTTGCCGCTTCCAGCAAATAAGGGCGGAAGGCGATCACCTCTTCGCCCAGCCAGTTATTGATTTCCTTCAGACGTTCCTGCAGCGGTGTCAGTTTGTTACGCACAAACACCTATGCCGCTTTCACCGCATCACCGAATCCGCCGGAGTTGTCCGGGATAATCCCCATCATCTGCGGCGGCACGCGGTGTGCGCTTAGCAGGTCGTCGCGGCTGGCCTTCTTGATGTTAAAGAAATCGTCCTTCGTCGCTACCTCGCTGAGCGGCAGAATCTTGATCCCGTCCGGCTTACCGTTCGGCGCGTACATAAACAGGTTGCGGAAGTTGCCGATCCCTTTCGTGTCGCGCATAGCCTGGCGCATCCGGTCAACGTCGCTGCTGCTCTGCGCCGCGTCGGTCATATACAGGATGTAACCGGCGTGCGCGCCGTTCTGATAATACTTGCGGCGGAACAGCGTTGCCGCCTCATTCAGCCAGGCGGAGTTAAGCGCGCTGAGGTATTCCGGCAGGCCGTACAGCTCCTGATTGATATCCGGCTCCAGCAGATGAAACACGCTGCCGGCCGAAAATTCATGCGGCTCCTTCCAGTCATTCACAAACCAGTAAACGCCATCCTTCACGCCTCTGCGGGTGAATTTGGCCGGGGTGGTTTCAAGGCGCAGCGGCTTACCCAAGCCATTACGACGCAGCTCGGCAAAGGCGTTACCGAAGACCAGATAATCCAGCGCAAACTTGCTGAACTCCTGCTGACTCATCATTGGGTGCGGGATGAATGTTGATGCCAGAATGTTGCGCTTTACATAAATCGGCGAGCTGTGATGTACGGCCGCACGCAGGCTTTTCGCCAGGCCGTTAAAGCTGACCGGCGGCTCAAACCAGCGCCCGTTACCGATGCATCAGCCATCAGCCCGTCGCCCGCCGTTGTTACCGTGACTGTGCTCGCGCGTGAGGGCAACGGCGTGGCCGGTGATGATTTGCTGGCCGTGGTTAACGCTGCGCTCAATGACGAAGACGTGCGCCCGGTTGCTGACCGGGTGAGCGTGCAGTCAGCGAAGATTGTTAGTTACGAAATCGAGGCCGAGCTTTACCTCTATCCGGGGCCGGAAGCGGAGCCAATCCGTGCCGCTTCAGAGGCAAAACTCGCCGCCTTTGTCAGCGCACAAAAGCGTCTCGGCCGTGACATTCGCCTGTCTGCGCTGTATGCCGCCATGCACGTTGAGGGCGTGCAGCGCGTCAACCTTATCAAGCCTTCCGCTGACGTGGTGCTAGACAAAACCCAGGCCGCTTACTGCACAGGATACGCGCTGACCGTGGGAGGCTCGGATGAGTGATCGCCTGCTGCCGACCGGCTCGTCAGCGCTTGAGGTTGCTGCCGCCGAGGCTCTTGCAAGCCCCGGTACGATGAGCGTGCCGCTGCGCCAGTTATGGAATCCGCAAGCCTGCCCGGTTGAGCTTCTGCCCTATCTGGCGTGGGCGTGGTCAGTTGATCGCTGGGATTCAGCCTGGCCGGAATCAACAAAGCGCGCCGTGGTTGCCGCCTCGCAGTACGTGCATCGGCACAAGGGAACGATTGGCGCTATACGCCGCGTCGTTGAGCCTCTGGGCTATCTCATCAGAATCATTGAGTGGTGGAAAACCGGCGAAGCGCCTGGCACGTTCCGGCTGGATGTGGGCGTACTCGATACCGGCATTACTGAGGAAATGTATAACGAGCTTGAGCGCCTGATAGCCGATGCGAAGCCCTGCAGCCGTCACCTTATCGGCCTGTCTATCAATCTTGACGTGAACGGCGCGCTGCCGGTTGCCGTTGCCAGCTACAGCGGCGACGAGCTGACCGTTTATCCCTATACCCCTGAACTTATCAGCGTCGGCGGGCCGGGTTATTCCGGCGTGGCGGTGCATCTTATTGACCTGACGGAAGTGAGCGCATGACGACAAAATATTTTGCCCTGCTGACCAATCAGGGCGCGGCTAAGCTGGCGAACGCCGCCGCACTCGGCACGAAAGTAAACATCGCCTCGATGGGCGTCGGCGACGGTGGCGGCACACTGCCGACCCCTGATGCGGCACAGACAAAGCTCATTGGCGAGAAGCGACGCGCGCAGCTTAATTCGCTGACCGTTGACGCGGCAAACAGCAGCCAGATTATCGCAGAGCAGATTATCCCGGAAAGCGAGGGCGGTTTCTGGATCCGTGAAATCGGCCTGTATGACGCTGACGGCGTGCTGATTGCCGTTGCTAACTGCCCGGAGACTTACAAGCCTCAGCTGGCCGAAGGAAGCGGCCGGACGCAGACCGTGCGCATGATTTTAATCGTGAACAGCACAACCGCCGTCACGCTGAAAATTGATCCGTCAGTGGTGCTGGCAACGCGTAAGTATGTTGATGACGCTGTGATCGAGGTGAAAGCCTACGCTGACGAGATGATGGCAAAGCATCTCAAAAGCGCTAATCCGCATGGTCAGTACCCGTTAATTGAAAACGCATTAAAGGAAATGGCCGATGCCGGGCTGTTGCCTGACGTTCTGAAAAATCTTGGCATCAGCGATAAGTTTTCCGGCCGTTTTATCGGGTACCAGATTTTCACCACGCCCGGAGCAGTTAACTACAAACCCACGCCGGGAACGAAACGAATCAAGATTATCCTGACCGGAGGTGGTGGCCGGGGTTATGGTTATCTTGCCTGGGGATCGAGTTATGTTTCCCGTGGTGCGGGCGGGGGAGCAGGCGGAACGGTAATCGCTTGGCTGAACGTGGATGAGACAAAAAATTATCCTGGCGTAGTCGGTAGAGGCAGTAACGAAACCGACGGCGCGACTAGCAGTACCTTTAACGGTCAGCTGACAGCGGGCAATGGCTATAATACGACTTCCGGTGATGCCGGTGGCGTTGGCGGCTCGGCCATAGGCGGATTGTTAAATATACAGGGGGGTGATGGCAGCGACGCGCCCGGACTGATTACGGCCTCAAGCAACCCTTACCGGGGCGGCTCTGGTGACGGCGGCGTCAGTTACTGGGGCGGCGGTAGCCGTAGCGGGGAAAGCTCATCATCAGGCAAAAAAAATACCTATGGTGCAGGCGGCGGAGGTACAACGCGTACCGATCCCTTTATCGGAAGTTATGGATCTGACGGTATTATTTATATTGAGGAGTTCAGCTGATGAAAACCTACGCCCGGATTGAAGATAAGCGAGTTGCGGAAATTGTCTCTATGAGTGTCAAGCCAGAGAAACTCTATCATCCGTCACTGGAGTGGGTAGATATTACCGCATTGTCTGAACAGCCCGGCTGTAATTATCTCTACAGTGACGGCGTATTTACAGCGCCATTTGTGGATGCCAAAGATGCTGGCTTTCTGGCCAGCAGCCGTTTGTCGGCAGAAATGGACGAAGCTAATCGTACTATAACCCCTTTGCAGGATGCAGTTGATATCAGCATTGCAACTGACGAGGAACTAACGCGACTGGCTGCATGGAAAAGATACCGCGTTATGCTGAGTCGGACGGATATCACGACCGCGCCAGATATCAGCTGGCCAGATAAGCCTGAATAAAAAATTCATTTTACGCCCGAAGTTTTCAGTTAAAAATTCTCAATGGCAAAATGTTTAATTCTGCCATTGAATCATTTCATCAAGCCGCTTCAGAATGTCAGGAAAATAGCTTTCATTAAGGCTGAAGTCACCTTTAACCTGAACGCTGTCGGCGTGTGGTTCAGGGCGGATATCAAACTCCACTATAACACCTTCTTTACCCGTAACTTTTCTGATAACCATATTGAGCTGGCCACGTTCGCTGCGAAAATTAAAAGGTTTTAATTCACGCTGCGTGATAAGTGCCTGGTAATGTGCGAAAAACTCATCCTTTAAAATCTTTAGCTCGCCGATGGTAAATTCAGTTTGAAACTGCATTTTAAGGCCGCTAACAGAGAACTCAATCCAGGACTGGATCCAGTCCCATAGATGATCAACCGGGTCGGCCTCATCGTCTGAGATTCTTTCAAAGGGAGAAATTACAAATGTGAAATCTTCATTGCGCAAATCAAACATACAAGTTTTCCAGTCTGTCAATCCATGTATTTAAAATGCGTTATCGTCCAGTCTGACTCACGCACGACGACTTCAAGTGTGTATTCTTTATACTCATATTCCATTGTTTGCTGATTAAAGCGTAGTTTAAACAATCTGGTCTCATATCTGAACATACCTTCATCTTTGCGGGGATCTGCCATCCGCCTGCCATAGCGAATCGCTCTTTCCTGAATTTGCAGAGGGACATAGCGACTCGGTTCATACATATGTTTTGCAGCAGTCTCGGTCATTTTAAGGTTACGTGCATGCAGCCCGAGTTTAAGTCTGCTGCGCAGAAAGGATATAGTGGAGTGACTGAGCTTCGCATAAACAGCGGCACGTGCCCCTGATTCAAACAGCACCCGCCCTGTACCAAGGATACGAAAAATACCCAAGCCAAACAGGGCAATATCAGTGGGATCAATCAGGGGTGTTTCAAGCGGCGCTTCTTCCAGCCTGACAAAATGTCCCTGCACATCATAAATCTGCCATAAGCCCGGAGCCTGTACCACCGTGTAACCGATACACATTCCGCTGGCTTCATCTGTTACGGGCTTTGCATTTCGGGGCAAATGGCTGGGCCGAATCTCAAAAAAACGCCCTGAGGCAGTCTCGACTCAAATGTGTAGTAACGTCCGAATTCCTGTTTTGCTGCTGTTCCTGAAATCATTCTCAATCCCTCGTTCATGACAATGGCTGTTTTATAGTGCCACAAGAAGATAAAACAATCATTTTCTGATAGATGCCCATGATCCTGTTAACAGACGGCAACTGCGTGTGCCCCTTTCCCTGATGTCAGACCATGAGCACTCCCTCAAAACAGCATGCATCAAATGTCTGATTATCTTTATGGTGTCCGCATCGTCTGAATAAACGATGCCAGGCGCACAATTTCTACCACAATCGTAAAATGTTCTAAATCGTTCAGGATATTGATGCTGAAAATGCAACATAAGCGTACTTATTGCGACAGGGTATAAGCAGGCTGCGTAGTTATTTACTAAAGGATAGAAACGGCAGGTTCAGTAAACTCAATCCACTGGCGTTGATGGCGAAGAAAAATAGCGACAAAGTGGCGGCACAGAGTCCAGCAGAGTAGAACAGGAAGTAACAGGAGCGGGCTTAACTGATTGATTTCACGTTAAGTCATTGATACGAAGTGCCAACCAAAAAAAGACCGAATACGATTCCTGTTTGCGACACATAGGGGTTTTCCTGTTACTTAACAAAAAGTTGAATAACAAAAGCACCCCTTTTGATGGTTGCAATACTTACTAATGCACCCGTTCAAGATCAAACGCTTGTGAGTTATTTCGTTTCCGGTTCGGGAAATTTTCGGTATCGCTAAATTATCGGCCTGGCAGGCTCATGTACTGAAAATATCTCGGCAGTCACCTTCCCCAGCACGATAATCCCTTCCATGCCTTCGCCGTCAATCGTCTCGCCGTCTGAGGTGATAATTCCTGTTTTGAACAATCTTCCCAGCTGCGAATAGTCTCCGAGCTGGAATGCTACTTTGTCGCCTGTCCTGCCCTGCGCCGTTTTGTCGACAATAGCGAAGCCGACCGGCGTCTCAATCATGAACATATGGGTCGGGTGAGGCATAAGAAGCTTGTTCAGGTCGATGCGACCTTCAACATAGTCCGAAGCCGGTGATGGGAAGCCCATATCATATTCCCCCGTTCGGGTTGAACTGACGGTAAGTTTTAGCCTCACCCTCCTGCGTAGATGCATCGCGGAACGTCGCCGTGTTTGCCTTTATCCACTGATTAGCTTCCCGCAAGCTGAAGTGCCAGTTAACCAGCTCCAGCTGATGGACAAAATCCTGAGTCCTGACGATGACGCCCAGTCCAGGCTCTCGCCTCATGGCAGCCATGAATGCCGCCTTAATGTCACCTTCTCTCGCCATCATAATCCTCCTCTGATAAATACTGTATGAATAAACAGTAATATTGATCGGTACCATTGATCAAGGCGGACCAGTTGACAGATTTGTAAAGCGCCTGAGCAGGAAGGAATTTTAATCGTGCAGAGGTGGCTGCAAGTAACTAATCTCAAATGACACACCCCGCAACCTGCTCAGACAGGAGCGGTTGAGTTATTGCCCGGTCGCCGGGCTTTTTTATGATTCCTGAGAATCGCTTTCTACCGACTCAGAATCAGGCACAACGGGTGGCAATTCTTCTTTTGAGTAGACCTGAACGCGCAAATCAATCCAGCGGCCTGCGGGGATATCAATCGGCGCGCCGTCCTGATAACCATCAATTTTGTTCCGTGCAAAGACTGGCGCTGATGCGTGTTCGCGATGGAAGGTTTTAATAAGCAGATCACCGGTCATACCTACCTCATAATCCACCCACAGCAACGACAGGTCATTGCGATCTTTGGGAAGTCCGATTCCCCCATCAGGCCCGCCCCATGCTGCGTCTGAATTGAACCCCTGAGTGCCGGAAATACGATAAACACCCTCACTTACTCTTTCAGAAGTTACTCCGCTGGCCTGGTCATTCACTTCACAGGTGCCATCAGAAAACAGCTTAACAATCGGTGAGGCTCGCTTGATAAAGCCGTTACTATCCACAGTGGTGTTACGCGAATGCCAGAGTTTTGACCATCCCTTCCAGCCCTGATAGCCAGGATAGGCAGAGTTTCTGGAGTTAAGCCAGTAATCACCTGATGATCCCCACGTACTTGCCAGCGCGGTTCCTGTGTTAGCGTTAGGTGACGGAAAGTAGTTAACAAGGGAGTACTGAGATGGAGCGTCCCATGGACTTACAGTGTTAGGTGTGTCCGCATGAAGTCGCATTCCTAAATCAATCGTTGATGAAAAGTTTCCATACCAGTCATTCCCGCTGCCATCAGTTAATGTACGGGCGGTTGTAGCTGCAAGGTTAGTTCTTGCTGCTTTCTTGTCGGCAACGCTATTCAGGTTATCTGCTTTGGTCAGCATCGTCGAAGTGATGCTATTCCAGGATGGGCCGGTGTACTGGCTGCCATCAGGCAGTGTGACTGTGATGTTTCCACTCGAACTATAAATCTGCTGCCAGTTCGCTTTGTCGAGATTGAGTCCCCGAATTGCCTTCGCAACGTCAGCTGCTACCTGCGCAGTAATTCCAACCAGTGCCGCATTTGGGACTGCTGTCCATGCCAGTCCTGATGTCGACGGACCGTTATATGCCGTAGTCAGCGTCACGCTCGTAGCTGAGTTAACAGACTGAACACCAAGCGTATAAGTAATGCCGCCGATAACAGCGACGATGAAATCGTTCGCTTTAAGCTCTGGGATGAAGCTGGTACCCGAGCCAGTTAGGGCCGTCGAGTTATTGGTTAATGCAATAGTGCCTGCTGGCATAGATTTCTCCGGGCAATAAAAAACCCGGCACAGCGGCCGGGTTATTTGGAATGGTTTCCAGTTATTTTCAATTAAGCAAAATAAAGACAACCATCTTATTAATTCACTTAATTACACAAACTGTGCGTGATCTAAAATCAGCACATAATCAGAAAGGATGTTTAAATGAAAAAGATAATGACTATCACTTGTGTTGCAATGACTCTTACAGCTTGCGTATCTAGCTCGCAGCCACTTTGCTATAACGAAGCTGTTATTTATAAACAAAAGTACGATATTGCAGTGTTTAAAATTGAAGACGGAAAATATCTAGCGGGCAAGCCTTTTTACACATGGACTGACAAATCCCAGTTTACCGACACGGGAGCGTGTGATCGATTAAACCCCTAGCGCCTGCCTGTAGTAAGAGTCATAAACATTGCAGAAAATGAATCCGGGAGGTCCGCATGAGTACCCAGGCGGACGCCCTTGCGGTATCTGATAATTAGACGATGAGAAAAGGTCTGCACCACTTGCCTCAAAATTCCCGGAGCTGTTCACGCCACCACTGTAGCAGTTATAAAGTGTCACGCCTGAATTGGGGAACGCCGGATCATACGGCTGGCTAACCACTACAGAAACGCCACTCGTGGATGCAACTGGCTGGCCTGCATTTGTCGTGGAGCCAGTCTGCATCTTCAAGGGCAGGCAGTTGCTGTGCCACACCATCTGCCCATTGTCGTACATGAAGAAACCACCAGAAGGAATGTTCACCATCATTTTGGCAAACACATAGATTCTGGTATCTGTCATCTGATAACCAAAGTTTGGCCTGAATTGCAGAGCCCAGTATCCGTTCTGATTTATCTCTGTCCACCAAACGTGATTGAAACCAGATGCCGTTAGGCTCCTGTGAAAGGCTATAAAGGGAATGCTTACCGGAACGTTGGTTTGTACTATCTGACTAAAGGCAGGTGTAAGATCGATAACCTGAACGAGGTTAAAGGGTGTGAATGTAGGTGCCAGTTTGAATATCGGTGGATTGACTGAATAGTCGTTATATACGAATCCTGCATAGCTTAAAGTGGTTGTAGGGGTAGCGGTAACAATTAACTTAGACACAATATCTACGCCTGACCAAGAAACAGTCTGGCCGGAAACGGAGACTGTGTAGGTTATATTGCTTGTTCCTGCTGAAGTCCTTCCGCCGATTATCGCTGCACTTATTGTAAAGCCCGGAAGGTTGTAACTTTTGCTGCCAGAGCCTGACACTGACGCCACATCAGCAATAAAATTGTATGACATGGCGTTTACAGCATCATAAGTGGTGCCATTAATAAAAGCCTGAAATCCTGCCATTACCGCTGAACTCCCATGGAGCAAACCAGCTGGCCGCTTGCGTTATACCAGGCGGCCCCTCTGTTATCTATTACAAATCGACCCTGACCAGAAACAGGACCGTTAAGTTCGAATGAGCCGTCCGATCGCATAATTGTCCCTGTCTGTCCTGCGGCGTAATTTGATGAATACCATGAGCCAACTTTTGCCAGGGTAATCGAGGCATAGTTGATGAAGGCATCGCGCATGAACACCTGACCGTTAACGGCCGTAAATGCGAGCTGATAGGTTCCATTGGTGGTGTTGTAGATGCCAAAGTTATCAGCACTGAACAAGGCGAAGGACTGTGTTGTTCCGCCATTACCTTCAACGCCAAGCTGCATGCCAGCAACGTATTTATTGCCGTTGCTGTCTAACTGCACCTTCACGCCCCATTGAGCAGAAAGCTTGCCGCTGAGGTCTGAATAAGCGCTGGATACCTGCTGCACGGACGCGGTGTTCTGGTCTGACTGAGCCTGAATCTGCTCAAACTTCTGAGCATAGGCACTGTCATTATTGGCTACAGTCTGGCGAACTGAAATGATGTCAGCACGGTTGCGCCCATAAGCTTCGAACTGGTGATCGACTGATGCATCAAGGTTCAGGGCGTTCTGCAGTATCCCTTCGATGTTTGTATCGATATTGGATGTAAGACGGTCGAATGCTTCCGACTCTCTTATCGCTTTATCGATATAATCAATCATGCCGGGGATGTCAGAGGATGCCTGACCAGAAGCCTGTACAAAAGGTGAAACGCCAAATGCGTTTTTAGTCCTGACGTACATGTAATAGGTATGGTCCGCCTTAAGACCATGCAGCGTCCACTGAGACGCCCTGCCGAGGAACTGCGCCTCTGTCTCTACGGCTCCGATTGAGCTGGCCGGAACCTCCCCTGTGTACCAGAACTCAAATGTCGTGTCGGTTGTCGCGCTGACATTCATTACTGGGACGATGTCGGCTGAGAATATGCCTGGAGTCCACTGAATAAATGAAGGTGCAGATGGCGCTCCAATCACCAAACTAACCTGAGTTTCAGCACCCTTCATGCCATTCTCATTGCGGCCGCGAACGCCAAGCGTAAAAATGCCGGCATCAAGACCATAGAAGTCATAACGGAACTGTTCTGTTTCGTACTGAGCAACAACCTTCCCGTCTGCGTTATAAACGTAGAGTTCGAACACGATCTTCTTAGTCAGTGTCGCCGTCTGCCACGTTGCCGTGACCTGAACGGTCTCACTGTTGACGTTAATAATGCGCAGGTTTTCGATGTTCGGTACACGATATCCATTTAGGGTATCGTTGGGCGTTTCGAATACAGCGCCATCATCCACGATAGCCTGCTTGTTCGGGTCGAATAGCGTTGCTGAGATGCTGTAGACGGAGTTATTTTCGTCTTCAGAAATGCCCATAACCCGAAACAGGCGCGTGGCTACCTCACCGGTAGAGATAACAAATATTGTTCCATCTTTAACCCAGTTAGGCGGAATTCTCAGCGTGATGACCCGACCCGAAACTGATGCGATCTGATAGCGTTTAAACTTGCCATCAGAACTCATGAGCGACATTGTGTCACCGCCGCCTGCCAGAGATGAAACATCTGCGTCTACAGTTATCACCGCGCCGCTGTGAGAGATAATGCGACCGCCAAGGCGGGTTGCGGCATAGTTGTTATCCATGACTTCAATGACATCACCCGGCATAAAGGCAATAGCATCTCGCGCCATCTTGAAGGTGACCTTCTTCGTTTCCCTCTTCGCGGTTTCAAGAAGCCATTTGCCGGCACGAAACGCCTGGCCGCGCGAAGTGCATCCAAATGCTTCGAGCGTGGTCTCGTTATAGCCGTACCGGTCAATCATCTGGTCATCAGACACGTATTCTTTGACCTGCTCCCAACCGTTGTTTGGGTCTGTCCACGACACCACAACAGCATTGAATCGCTCTGACCGTTTCATTGAGCTGTAAGTAAACAGCCCGTCCACAATGCTGGCGTTGGTTACAGCTGCCACCGGGTCCTGCGGGTTGTCCAGCATGATTGAGAAGCGCATGCCATCCCACAGCGCAATGCCGCGAAACATGCCTGCAATTTTGTCGAGAATGTCGCGGGCGCTGGATTGCTCAGTGATATAAGCGTTCAGCGTGAAGCGTGGCTCTTTTCCACCATAGCCGTCATCGACAAGCTGATCGCAGAATTGCGACAGAACGTACAGGCTGCCATCGTCTACATCGATATAACCGGCTCGCTTCGCCAGCCCATAACGCGTGTTTTTAACCAGAGCGCGAAAGAGCCAAGCGGGATTGTTAGTCCACGCGGATTTGAATCCACCAAGCCAGATACCAGAGTATGTTCTGGCAATCGGGTCATAGTTGTCAGGCACATCGACAATAAGCCCTCGCAGGTGATAAGTGCGGGTAGGCGTGTCGGTGTACTGGTCGCGGTCAATCACTGCACCTGCTACGGCTGCATATGGGTACGACAGGCTATCGTCGGTGATTTCAGTAAAGCTGTTCCAGATAGTGCCGTTGGTCAGGAGGTCGCTTGAGCTATCTGCTGTAACCCGGCGCAGGCGAATATCAAACGGTTTGCTGGCAGGAGCATCAATTACATGCGCCTCAAGATACTCGCCTGATATTTTTCCGCTGATAGTCACCGTTTTCTGAATGCTCCACGAGCCGGCGGAACCGTTTCGCGTTTCGATGACCATGGTCACCGATGTTTCGTGCTGGTTGCCCTTTGTGTCCTGCTCGACCAGCCCGGTTACCCCAATATTCATGCGTACGCGTGTCGCATCATTGTCAGTTACTGTGCGCACCAGCGGTGTGCTCTGCTTGACATCGGTGTTAACGACAGTGGTTGCTTCAATCGCATCAAAGCCGGTGATCGGTGACTGATTTGCAGAGCCCGGACGCCATGCCACGCTGACACCGTTGATCGTAACGTTGCCACCCGCATCAGTGACTGGCGTTTTGTTCAGCATGAATGATGAGAGGTGACTCTGGTCTACCGGACCGTAAATCGGACCTTCTGAGATGAGATCGAGGGCTTTGAGAAACTGCTTTGATTTGAGGTTGTCGTCGATAAGTTTGGGAGTGCTTCCGCCACCGCCGCCTGAGCTCATGCGTTCACCTTAACTGATGGAAATATCCCAGTCCTGATTGTTCGATGTATCGATGCCAAGACTGATAACGTTCGAGCCAACAACCATCTCACCTAAAAGCAATGGCACTGGCCTGCCCTGCCCGATTCGGTTCTCAGCGCTGGTGAATGAGTTGTTGGTAATGGAGTTTGTGTCCTGGTCTGCTGAACTCTGCGTCTTCATGTGCGAGGTCATATAAAGCGAGTAAGCAACCGATGCGACCGTAACGGCAACCATGATCCACACTGCCGCTACGGCACTGATTGACCCCTCCACAATCGGCACGAAGAGGACTGTCGCGCCGTCTTTAAGGTGCCTGTTCATGTGGAATTCGAGGTTATCAGTTGAAACGTCACCGCCATCGATGCGCAGCCGCAGCCGGGTTTTATAAAAGTCGCGCTTGAATTCGGGACATTGAGCAAGCAGAAGTCGCAGGCCTTGCGAGGGTGTATCGACGTTCAGAGTGATTTGGCGGAAATGTCGTCGGAGATTCCCCGCAAATCTAAAGATGAGCATTGTTCATGCCTCCATATAGAGTGCGTCAGAGTTACATAGGCTTGCCGGTAGGGTTCGCGGCGACTCAGGCGACCGGCCAGCTCGTGATGAAGCACGGTATTATCTCCAAACCAGAGCATTGCGTGGCAAGGGTCTGACTCAGGGAAGGCGCGCCGAATAATCACGTCACCAGGAAGGATGTCGGCAGGATTAACCTCGAAGAATCCATTGGCGGCCATATTCTTCAGGTAGAGGTTTTCCCCTCTCACCCACCAACCGTTAGTGCGTTCGAATTCAGGCAGGTCGATACCACACAGGTGATAGGCATCCCGGAAAAGTGTGTAACAATCCATCGAACCATGCTCGAACCTGCGCCCTAGCAGATGCGGTACAGGCCTGAACTTCCGAAGCCTGTTGCCACTGGCGAGCCACCATTCCAACCCGGTAGCAATCTGCGCCTGACGGTCAGCACCAGACAGCACCAGTTTTCCTATGGGATGAGAATGAAAAACGGCGGTGATTTCTCCCGACGCCTCTGCTCTCATCCAGTCTGTATCGCTTATGCGAAAGTTTCGCCCCGGGTCCGGGTGCTGGTTATCACAGGCCATGAACCGATGACCATCAGTAATCAGGCCACATACCTCATCGCTGGATAGTGCTGCATATGCCAGGCATTCATCTTCAATCATCAGGACACCTTGGCAGAGCCGGGATAGCCGCCATAGGGCAGCGATTCAGGTTTAGGAAATCTCAAGCGGCAACCCGTCAGGTGTTTTGAGCACTTATCCTTTGACAGGTCAGAAGTCGGCTTATCTTTCTCATCAGCAACCGGTCCGCCCGAATAGCCACAGCCATCGCCTCGGTAAACCCACTGGCAGACGTCCGCCAGAATGGTTCGCGCCGGTATGATGGCGTTATCGCAGTCGACCGGCGTTGCGAGGTTATAGGTGACAGTCTCGAATGTCTCTTCTGCCATCTCCTCAATGACGTAACGAGATACAGCTTCCATAGTCGGGTCTGCATCTGCATTTCCGTTCGGGAAGTTGACCGCATCCAGATGCTTTACCAGCACCTGACGGCGCGTCACCACCGCACCAAGCGCATCATCGAAATCATGGTTGATGCCGGTGATAAGCCCGGAGATGTTCGCTACCTTCATCGTCGGACGTGAGTAGGTGCCTTCGGACTTGGTTTCGAACCCTTCAACCGCGATAGGATACGCTGAGTACTGTCGGCCCTGCCAGATGACGTCGCCGTAATAGCCGTTTGTGCCTGCATGGAAGCGGATCACATCGCCGCCGAATGACTGCAGGTCAACTTCTAACAGGTCAAGCATCGCGCCAACGCCCGAGTCAGTACTCTCGATGATTAGTTCTGCTGGTATGTCTTTCATCGCGGCACCTGCTCAAACGTGGCGGTTAGCTCGTGCTGATTACCGGTTTTCTTAAGTGACCATGACCGGCATACGAACATCCGCTGAACGCCCGTGTCGGATGGCGTCCAGTAGAACGACTCAACAGCCATTCTCGCTTTCAGAAATGCTTCTGCGGCTTTCGCTACATTCGGACGGGAGCACTTCACATCGTCATACCCGACAAACGTCAGCGAGTAACTGTCCATGAGTGGGTTAATTCCCTTGGTCTGACGCTGCTCGTAGCCGTCACCAAGTTTTACTACGGACGCGTTAGGCGCACGCGAAACCGTGAAGCCCTTTTGAGGGCTCCATGTGAAAGTTTCTGGCATGGGTTATCTACCTTTACTGAGTAAGCCTGAAGGGCGCTGCTGGTCTTTGATAGTGCGAATGGCAACGGTCTGCATCATCTGCGCCATTTGCTTCTGCGTGGCTTCGTCAACGCCGCCTGTAGTCTGGATATCGAAATTGAAATTCATTACCAAACCACCGCCGGTACTGCCCCCACCGTCAATATCCCGGTTGCTGATTACCGAGCCATTATCACCGGGAATCATGTACTGGCTGCCATTGCTGGCTTTGAAGATTTCAGGCTTACCGCCCTCACCTACACGGTACATGCTGTTGGCGTTAACGGGGCCGCCGTGCTCGCGCATACCTGCAAGAGACATGGTTTGCGCAGCGGTCATTGCCGTTGTGTAGCCAGTCAGGCCAGCAGCTGCCGCGCCGCCAGAGGTGGCAATAGAAGCAGCCATTGCAGCCGGTGAATATGCTGCAAGCAGCGTTGCGGCTGAGGCGGCTCCCATGGCGGTTGATGATGCCAGAGCTGCAGCGGATGTAGCCTGGTTGGAAAGTATTGCGGCCTGCTGAGCTGTTTGACCAATGATCTGCGATTTAACCCACTCCAGCCCCATCTGAACCAAGCTACTAACCACTGAGTTCAGAATGGTGCTACCGATATTGGCAAATGCTTCTCCAAGGCTTTGCGTACCGTTAAGCAGGCCTGTGATGGCGTTTGACGCACCGCCCTGAAGCGAGTCTATAGCGGTCGCCAAAAGCTCATTAGACTGGCTCTGGCTGCGATAGATTTCCCACTGCGCGGCAATTCGCTGCTGCTCATACTCCGTATTAGCGGCATTCCGCAACGCCAAGCCCTGCTGCTCTGTAACCAATCTCTGTTGCTCGAACTGCTGGATGAGCGCGAGCTTTTGAGCATTTTGATTGGCAAGTTGTTGGACAGGATCAACAGTGCCAACGGCTTCCTGCGCAGGCGAAACTGCCTGTTGCGCGCGGGTTTTGGCAATATTGATCTGATGTTGTTTTTCCAGTTGTTCGGCTGTTGCATCGGCCTGTTGCTGAGTAATTTTCTTCGCAGACAAAGCAGTTTTCAGATCCTCTAAATCCTGCTTATAGCTAGCGTTTTCCCGCGCTTCGGGCAGAAGCTTTTCTGCCGCAGCTTGGGCGCGAATTGCATTGCCAGTATCCCATTTTGCTGCTGCATACTCGCCAGCAAGATTGACCTGCTCTGGGGTAGCTGATGATCCAAGGGATTGCTGCGCTGTCAGTATCGCCTGGTCTCGGCTTAACTGTCGGGTCGATTCTCCTGCCAACTCAGACTGTTCTTTCAGCTTCGCCAGTTTTTCAGCTACTGACTCTGCCGATGATGCCGACCGTTTAGCCTGAGACTCTGCATCTGATGCCGCTTTCTTTCTGGCATCTTCAGCCTGCTGTAGATCGAAGTTTTCCCCAGCAAGACGTTTAGCAGCTGCAATCTGATTAGGGTTGCTGGTTACCTTGGCTTGCTCCATGCCAGCCTTAGTGACTGCTCGCAAGCGTTCGTCCTGAATTTTAAGCAACTCGTTTTGCTGCTCGAGCCCCAAAATCGCCTCGTCCCCTTTTGGAGTCGCTGGAGAAACCTGCATTGATTTGGGGTTGTATGCCTGACCTGCTTGATTGGCGCGGTTGATCTGATCAGCTGTTGTGCCAAACGCTTTTGCAACTGCACCCTGAACTCTCTCGAGGGTAGTGCCACGCTCAATTAACTTGTCGTGTATGCCCATTGCAGTCAGCATGTTATTGCTTAGCGTAACCTGCGCGTCGTCGCGAAGTTTCGTGGTATTGGCTAACTTGCTTTCAGTGTTTTCAAGATCGCGTTGCTTCTGGTTAATCTGATCGGTAAGTTGGGCGGCGCGCAATAACAGGCCGTTACCTTGCTCTATCGTTGTGCCGTACTTTTTCCCAGATGCCTCCGCCTCATCTCTCTTTCTGGTAAGTTCTGCAATTTCATCTTTGAGGTCTGACACCACATCTTGCTGACCTCGCAATGCAGTATTTGCATCGGCGATCGTGCCACGCAGCGAGGTATTACTCATTGCTTTGAGCGAGTCGGTTAGACGGTCTACTCCATCCGCAAACGAGATTGCTTCATGCTTTGCCTGCTGGGACTGCTGCCAGAAATAGAAGATTGCTGCACCTGCCAGCATAGCCACGCCAGCGGGGCCGCCGACAAGACCAAGTGCTCCGCGCAGCAATCCAAGAGACGTTGAGGCAGCGCGTGTGGCAATCACTGATGCTTCCTGAGATGCGATATACCGTCCATTGGCAGCAGTGGCCACGCCTGTTGCATCAGCCGCAGCAATACGGGCTGCACTGACTGATGCCTCTGCTGAGGCAATGGCGGCGGCTCTGGCTTCTGCTGTGGCTGCTTCTGCTGCTGCTAAGCGAGTATTCAACGCAGCGGATGCCTGTTGTAACTGTGCCATGCGTGTAGCAGTGGCAACGCGCCCCTGATCCGTAATTTGTGCACGCAAGCGCTGTGCTTCGAGTGCCTTTTCTGACTCAATTTGAGCGATGGTAGTACGGATTGAAGCCGATTCAGCCTCCGCTAACTGCACCTCAGCAGCAACAGAGGCCTGCGTGCTGCGCATCGTCGCCAGGCGTCCTTCTGCTAACTGCAGCGTCTGGATGGTTGCTGCTTTCTCTACGTTAGCGAGGCGCAGTTTAGCGGACGCCTCTAGCTCAGCATCTTTCGCAGCAACTTCTGATGCTTTCGCTGATGCGATAGTCGCGGCTGTGTCTTTTAACTTTGCTGCAGTAGCCATAACCAGTGCACCGGCAAAGCGGCTACCCATCGCCGCAGTCAGCGTAACGAGCACGGCACTGATGGTGTCGAGATTCTGAGAAAGGGAAATAATTCCCGAATTGAATGCCTTAATCCCGGTCGAGACGGTTGAGCTTTCGCCAACAAACTTGGTGATGTTGTTGGTAGCGATCGTAAACGCCTGGCTCATTGTGGTCGCGGTGTTGGAAAACTCTTTGGCGATTGCGTCGCTCTGCTTCAGCAGGCCGTTTACTACAACTTCCGTGGTTAGCTTCCCTTCAGCAGCCATTGCGCGCAGCTGACCAATGGTCACGCCGAGTGAGTCAGCCAACGCGACAGCCAGACGGCTACCGTTCTCAGATATGGAGTTAAATTCTTCGCCGCGCAGAACGCCAGACGCAAGCGCCTGAGAGAGCTGCGTCATTGTAGAGCTGGCTTCTTCAGTTGTTGCACCTGAAACAGCCAGTCCTTTGTTGATAGTCGATGTCAGAGTGATCAGGTCTTTAGTGCTTGTGCCGGCGCTGCGGGTTGATCGCTCAAGGCGACCGTAGAGGGTGGCGGTCGCTTCAAGTCCTGAACGGGTGCTTTGCGCTATGTCGAACACGCGCTGAGTGACATCGGCAAGTTGCTCGGTGGTGCGTACGGAGTTTACGAGCTTGTTGTTGACCGTTACCCACTCATTGCCCCATTCCGCGACTTGGTGAACAGATAACGCGGCAAAGAGGCCTTTAGCTACTCCTGTCAGGCTAGAAACAGCGCCTTCCATGGAAGATATCGACTTTTCTGTTTTGCTAACGCTGGCCTCGAGTCGACCCATGCTGCCACTCATACCACTTAACGCGGCATCGACTTCTCTCCGCGCCGCAATGAGTTTGGCCGTCTCCATATCAATTTCGTAGACGATACTGCCTGCGTTATAAGCACCAGCCATCATGATCTCCAGGCATAAAAAAACCCCGCCTGAGCGAGGTTATGTGTTCGATACCGAATTTAAATTTTCGATTTGCTGACCGAATAGGATTCGACTGTACCGTTATGTGTTTTGACTGTGAGCACCTTTGCATCTGCGCCGAAAGCGCTACCAATGCTGTAATTCCACATCAGCAATTCATTACCATCTGAATCCACAGTTGTGGTAGATGGTTTGCCAAAGTAGGAGATCACTTCCTGCTTAGTGGTTTCTCCTTTGTGAACGTTTGCCAAGTTCGACTCATCAAAGTTTGTGCCGGTGCAGACGCAGCCAGATAGCAAAACCGCAGCAATGGCGCTAAAAATTAGTTTTTTCATATCCCTATCCCCATTAGTGTCAGTGTGTTAAATCCTAGCACGTCGTGGTAGCAAGATGGCGCAAAGAAAAAGCCACCCGAAGGTGGCTTGATGTCAGATGTGATTTTCACATCCAATCTGTGATTTATCGATAATCTGTGTTCCCTCAACGCGGAAACCGTAAGTGCCGAAGAGGAAGGCATGGTTTAACTGATAAATAACTACATCACTTAAGCCAACCGCACACTTGTCTTTCTCAATGGCGTGGTCCATCGCTGTTTTAACATTAGGAATACCTAACGGGAAAATTACGATCGGCGCTTTGTCCTCGCCAGTAACTCGAGCGCCTTTTTCAAACTTGGCGGCATTAAGATTGTAATTTTTAGTGCTCGCGACGGTCATATCAGCCACGCGTACAGTGCATCCTGAAAGTAAAAGCGCTCCGAGCGCCAATGCTAAAACCTTTTTCATTTAATGTTTCCCTTGATTGCAATCGGAAACATCCTATCATTAATTCTTTACATTGCAATGTAAGAAAGCAGCCACAAAAGCGATAGCATTATATTGAATTAGCTCTGCTTGGTTGCTGCCATTTTCCTTTTCTTTCTAGCAAGGTAGTCATCAGCCACCGCATCATACTCTTCTTTGGTGAAGCCTTTCTGATCCGGAAACTTCGCAGCCAGCAGCATCTGGAACTCGGTCATCGTCAGTTTTTCAGCCTCATCGCGACTCATATCCAAATGCGTGCGGGCGGCGCTGATGTATTCAAACGCATTGAATTCAGATGATGCCTGCGCGCCTTCGTGCCGCTGAAGCTTACGCACTTTAGCTTTGCCAATGATTCCGTGCTGAATCAGAGCCTGTGCGATAAGGATCATGTCACCTACCGGCATGGCTCCTTTGCGATAAACAAAAGACCATTTACCTGACTTGCCAACCCGCAACTCGCCAATCAGCGGGCTCGCGTCTTCATCTGTGCAGGCATTCAGCACGCTCATTGCTGCGTATACCGCTTGCTTACTGAATTGAGGTGATGCCACATACCGGCTAAGCCATTTTGGTACGCTGCCATAAGCATCAATCGCTTTGCGCATCAGTGACGAAAATTCATCGTTGTGCAGGTAATGGAATGCCTGGACGACTTCTTCCGGATCACCAATCTTCATCATGTTGATGAATGAAGGCCTGAAGAAGTAGTCACGATCGCTGAGTGACATAACGCATTCACCGATTTCTTTCGCGGGAACCATATTGCCTCCATAAACATTATCAAGGGCTGATAACCAGCCCTTTGGAATGGTTACGAAGCAGTGACAGTCACAGCGGAAGTCGCGGTGAAATTACCGTCATTGGATTTGAAGGTGATCGTCGCCGAGCCAGCCGCCACCGCTGTGACCAGACCAGTGCTGCTGACCGTTGCCTTCGTCGCATCCGAAGTCGTCCATGTGCCGGTGCGGTCAGTTGCATCAGTAGGCTGTACAGTACCGGTAAGCTGACGTGTAGCACCAACTGCTAGGCTTGCCGTCGCCGGGGTCACGGTGACGCCTGTAGCTGCGACAGTTTCATCTGTATCGACAACCTGAATAGTCGTTGCGTCACCGACTTTGAACTCCGTAGTGAAGGTCACGATGTCATTCGTGCCACCGTCAGAGCTCAGCGCGGTGATGACCATGTAACCCTGGAATGTCACTTCACCGTATTCCATTCGCACCCAGATACCAGGCTGACGCCGTGCTTTCAGTTCAGCGGCGAAATACTTGATGAAACGGCCCACGCCGTACTGGTCCAGCTTTCCTTTCTTGCGCACCTCACCTTCAAAGCTCATAGTGAAATCAGAGTTGGTGATGATGCTCTCAACAAAGCCGCCGCCATCATCTGCGTCAGACGTGACAGTGTTTGGTGAGAAGTCCCACCCTTTGCTTGTGCCGGCAGCCAGAGCTTTCCATTCCGACTCCTGCGGCAGCACATCGCTGCAGCCATCGGCAACTTCAAGCACAACGGCACCACCGAACAAACGTTCGTTGCTGTTCTGGCAATCTGCCATGGGTAATTCCTCTTTGGTGTTTTACTGATCGCCGTGGGTGGCGACGAACTGGAGCCGATAAACCAGACGGCCTTCGGCGGTGAGAACTGGCGCCGGGATGGCGCCAAGGTTTTGCAGATAGCCGATGCAGCTGTCAGACATGGGGTTTTTTTGAACGTATTCGATAATGGCCTGCACTGCGTCATCAACCACGCCGTTGGCGCCTTTTGCCCCAATCACATCCACCAGTACATAATATTCAGCACCTAGCTGGTTACGTACCGCACTGCCGCCATTGGGCCGAAACACCAAGAACTGATCCGATGCTGTTCCAGTGTCATTCCATACAAGCAGCTGAGTTTTAAACCCGTCCGTCAGCCCTGCATCCACCAGGTAATTGCGAACTCGCGTGTGCATTGGAGGGTTCAAAGCGCCATCTCCTTCTTGATTACTGCAGTGATTGCATCGCGCGAATCTTCGAAGCCCTTGGTAAGGAACTCTTTCTGAGCTGTTGAGCGCCGGAAGTTTTGCGGGATGTTAGGGTCGTGGACGTAAACCGCATAATTAGCTGTATAGCCAACCCGACCGGTTAGACGCTTACCTTTAATTTCGAGCTCTCGATACTGGCTGTTAATGAGAGTAGATGTGTCGATAGGCGTGTACAGCGCCGCCTGTGATGAGCCGATGATTAATGCGCTCTGAATGGCCCTGACAGTCTTCCTGCCCTGAATGTCACCAATTAGCGCGTTGAGATTCTGCTGGGCCTGCCGGATGCCGCGGACTTTTACTCCCATATCGGGTGGCATCCCAGTCGTGGTCTTCCTGAGTGGTATCTACGTCATCCGGCTTCTTGTCGTCACGCACAAGAACAGGCACGCGGCTTATCCATCCACGGCAGTAGTCGAAAACGTATAGTGCTGGTTTCTCAGGCATTCCTGACTCTGTCTTTTTGCCTTCAATAACTGCTTCAAGCATGTCTGCAAAAATCGATGCGCCGTTAATTCTAGAACCGGGCTTTTTGTTGGACTCCACCCACTTAACTCCCTGCTTCTCCATCTTCTGTCCGATGGATAGTTCGTTGTCAGCGGTGTTGTAAATAGCACTATCAGCCGGACCCGGAATTACCTCTTTGCAGATGCCTGGCATAATATGCATTTGCCCCTGATTCTTTGTTTCTTCCGGCTCATCACTCTCTTCACCTGCGAGACACTTATCTGCCCATGCAACCCCTTTGGCGACGTTGGTCGATGACATGTTCAGGCCTTTATTTAGCTCATCAGGCGGGCAGCCATACCATTCTCCGATAAGGATGAGTGAGCCAGCAGGCGGGCAGAACTTACTCCCGTCTGGAAGCTTCGCCTCAGTCCCATCAGCTTGAGCCCACCACAGATTAGAGAATGGCTTCGACTCGCCCCAGTCGTGGGAACGATCGACAGCCCAGCTCTCAGGAATAGTGAACGGCTTGATAACGTGAAGTGACTCGTTCCACAGGTGGTCGAAGCGACCTCCACTGGTTACATCCCACGAACCTTCAACCCATGCTTTGCGCTTGTTAGGGTCTTTGATGCTCATCAGCGTGGCGATGTACACCGGGTCGAGATAAGGGTTCTCTTTGAACGAGCCATGTATCGCAACGCGTGTAAGGGTTATTTCTTCTTCCTGCTGAGTCTGCGGGTTTGGCACCATCTGTTTGTCGCGGATAATGGTTCCACGTGGAGCTGGGGCAATGAATCGCTTTTTCACCCAAGTATGGCCAATGCCAAATGGGTTAGTGGTGTTGAATGTCTCAAGGGGGATATTCGGCAATAGTGAGCCATCGTCGCGCGGGTAGTCCTGCGGCCTGAATGAAGATCGGCGGCAAGAGAACATGGATTCGTAAAAGTCAGCATTAGGCTGCTTTGTCAGTTCGTTAAAACCTATAAATGGGAATTCCTGGCCGTGATAATCCCAGTAGTCTTCTGCCTCTTTGCCGAAGCGGAAAAGCAGCTCCTCACCAGTGGGCCACACCCATCGCAATTCTGAAGCTGAGTTGAGGAACCTCGCGCCATCGCCAAACAGGCGATACATACGCTTTGACTGCGTAATGATGTCAGCAAGGTTTTTATATTCTGTGTCAAAGATGATGCCGCGCCAAAACGTGCCATACCCCAATCCTACCAGGCGACGAAATCGGGCGAGTTGTGCTGCGGTCTTACCGGGGCCGCGAGTACCCTCGAAAAGGATTTCGTCACATGGGCAGCTCAGCGCCAGAGATTGCGAGCCGGGTAAAGGCTTCCAAACTACGTTGTAGCTCATTTGCCTAATACCTCGCTCTGCTGTTTCTGTGCGACCGCCTCCCACTCTTCGGCACTGTTGCAAGATGGCACAGGCATGATGTTGTGCGTTGCGGTGACCTTTTGGTCAATCTGCTCCTTGAATGCCTGCACGCTGATGTGTTTTCCAAGTAGCTCGAGATTTTTGACCTTGTCGGGCCATTTGATCTTTTTCAGGAAGCCGGGGTCATCGCCCGCCATCTCGGTGATATCCATCCCGGACAGGGTTGTGCGCCATGTCTTTGGCCAGTCTTTAATCGGCTTGAGTTCACCATTTGGCAGCAGAATGTCGAGCACATCCATTTGGTCAATCTCAACCAAGCGCTTCAGTACATAAGCAGCATCAATGTTTACTTGCTCATTGCGCTGTAATTTGAGATCTGAAATACGGTTTTGAATACTAAGTTTTGCTAAGTTTTGAGCGCCCTGTTCGTTCGCGGTCTTTTCGCTGTACCCCGCCCGAATGGCCGCTTGCGTGGCGTTCAAATCGATGAGGTACTCGCGACAGAACATTTCTTGTTTGTCGGTGAGTGCCATAGCTAACCTTTGGGATAATCAAATGAGCATAAAAACTATTGCAGACCTATCTACGCCTCTAAATTCTGAAGCGGACCAGCTCCATGATGCATCGAAAAACATACATGAACTCTTGCTGACCTACTGGAAGTCCGACCGCGGCTTAAGTCGCTGTAGCCAAGCAGAGCTTGATGAAAACAGCCACTTTGCAATTAACTTTTCCGCATTAAAGTTTTGCTGTCTCAGTAGGCAGCGACTTGTATTCAGAGAAAAAAATTTAATAGCTGAGATAGATTTCTATGTGCATAACAAAGAAACCGATACTTCAGTTTTAAAATGCTATTTGGATACGTATGGAAATATAAGCTTTGACGAAAGCGGTGATGTCTTGGATATCTACAGTGACCCTTATGTGCCTGCAAAAATCTTAAGCAAGCTTTTCAGTGCTGCATCAAACAAAAAAATTATATCCATTTAATTGTTACCCCATCATCAGACGCACTCGCAAATGCGCCTTGTGATGATCAATCAGTTTTGGGCTGATAGGCTGCTAGACCGACAAGATCAATAAAATCCTTGCAAAACTCTAAACGGTGACCGTGATCGTCAACAAAGTTGTAATCATTAAAATGCTTTAATATTTCAGTGGCGCTTTTGCCAACTAATGGAGAGTTAACAATTGATACGTCAGCCTGTTTCATCTTCAAACCTTCAGTCTGTAGGTTACGATTCTGCAACTTCCACCTTGGAGATTGCTTTCCATGGGGGCGGTATCTATCAATATTCTAGAGTTCCCGCCTCCGTACACACGGCACTAATCAACGCACCTTCAAAAGGGCAGTATTTTGATGTGCATATCAAAAAAGCTGGCTACCCTTATCGCAAAGTTGGGTGATTAAACAATGTGAGTGAATAGCTCACTTTTTACTTGCGGCACTGCTCAATGATGTACTGCTGTAGTGCCGCTATTTTTGTTTGATCGCTTTTAATTCCGGCTCTGATACCGAGAACGTTTCGTCCAGCAATGTCAGAGAGTTCGACGGTGGCTCCATTGTCCACGCTGGCGGTGCCGGTGGCTTGCTTCTGACAGTTGCCTGCGACGAGCACCCTACCACCGCGATCAAGCTTGCGCTGCAAAGCATCATTTTCAGCTTTAGCATCGGCTAACTCCTTTGTGTATTTCTCATCGAGTGCGGCTACATCACGCTGACGGACCTGCATGTCATCAATGGTCTGCTGACGTGCGTTAGCCAGGCTACTGGCAGCGACGTACTGGTCATGGTAATAACCGGCAAGCTTTGCCATTGCGACACAAAACAGAATCAGCGCCGCCGCTGCGAGCACTTTCCAGTAATCGGCTAACCATTTCATCACTCACCTGCCGGCGCCGCCTGGATGATTACAGTGCTGGGGTCTTTAGCACCCTTCTGCACTGCGCTCGGGTCAATAGCGATAGAGCACTTGCCCGTGCTTCGCAGGAACTCGTTTTCTTTCTGCAATGAGTTGGCGCGGGCTTCCGCGGTCGAACGTCTGCGGCTTTCTTCGTCGAGCGTCGTTGCCAGGCTGTCAAGCCGATTCGTAATCGGTCCGAAGCCCTCTGCAAACTTCATGTTGCGCTCATTCGCCAGGATGAACTGCTCACGCAGGCGGTTATTACGCTCGGTGAGGTTGACGTTGTCATACCAAAGCTTTCCGACGAAGCCGATGATGATTACCGAGAAGATGACGGGGATGAACCGGCGATATCTCGCCATTCTCGCTTTACCAGTCATAGGAGCACCTGCTCTGCAATCCGCGTGCGCGCAATGCGATCTGCAAGGCCGTTTGTTCCGCCATTAATCCGGCGGGTTAATCCAGTCACGTCAGATGCATCGGCGAAGCGGTTACAGTCGTTGGCCTGCCAGAACCAGCCCGCCGAGCGAGCGGCGTTGACGTCTTCCAGCAGTAAATCAGGATTAGTCAGTAGCGGCAGGTTTAATGCTTTACCGCAGGCTTCGTAGTTATCGTGGAACGTAACCTGTTTCAGTCCGCGCCCACGATATTTCCAGCCATCTCCATTCAGGTTGTTACCATAGCGCCCGCCGTAAACGATATTGGCAATGGCTGCCTGCCGCACCGGCGATAATCCTGGCTCGCCGGGCTTGCGCCCTAGCTGCTCTCGTTGCGCAGAGGTGAGGCGTGATCCGAAGATAGCCAGGCCGACAACTGAATAGTTCAGGCTTTCTCTGACTACAGTGAACCCGCCAGACTCCGTACCTATCTGCGCAATGAAGTAAGCCTGGCGTTTTGGAGTATCAATGCCGAACTCTTTCATTGCAGCCAGAACGTGTGGATACCACCGGTTGGCTAGCGCATCAGAAATAGATGCAGCCTTTTTAAACTGGTCTATGGTCATCATTCAGCAACTCCCGAATCTCCTGCAGCTTTCTGCAGGAAACGCTTTTCAAGGGTTTTAATCAGAGATGAGCCGGACCAGCCAGCCATACCACAGATAGCGCCGGTGACTTCCTGCGGCCACTGCCAGTAGATGGCGAGCAGCATCATGAGGAACCCGGCAAACACGGAGACGATCATTTGAAGACACAGAGTTCGCCAACTGAAGGCGTCCCCGCTTAATACCTTGTAGGCGTATGCTGCTATCGACCCGAGGACTGTCATCCCCAGGGCGATCATGGCGGCGAATAAGCCCGGATCTGATTTATATGGCATGCGACGCATTCCTACCCCCTGATACGGGGACTTATCCTGTTTAGGAATTGATGACATTGTGAACAGAACAAGCCCGGTTAAACTTCCCACTGTCACCTGAGAAACCTTCCCGAGCCTTCCCGCCGTCTAATGCCCGACGCAGCCTTAGTTGATCACAATGAGAATCCCGCGTTTGCGGATATCCATCGAAGAAAAGAGCGCCCGCGTAAAAGACACAGGATGAAGTGTGAGAAAATCCATTGGGCGCTGAAACAAAAAAGGCACCGCCGAAGCAGTGCCTTAGAAAAGTATAATTATCAAATCAAACGGAATATATTGACTATATCCTCAATCAATCCAAATGGAGGCTGCCATGAGTAGCATGCTAGACCCGCAGAAATACAACGATGATATGCGCAACAAACGTATAGATTTAGTAATTAATGCGATGGGCCCTACTAACGAAAAGTCCGCGTTTCTTTTAGCCGTTATGGCTAAACAATCAAATGACCCAGTCGCTTATTTTAATGATATTGGAAAGTATCTTGATGCTGTTTATGCGGCAAGAGAAAACACTGACACATCACCAGAATCAACCTTTAGCGCAATGCAAACGATGTATTTAGAAGCCAGAAATATTTATAGCATCATCAAAGATATTTAGATCAAAAAACGCCCTCGCAGTTGGTGAGACCGCAGGGCGCTTTGACTATCACAAATCGATGGAACTGACTGGATTAATTTAGCGCGTCAAACAACAGCGCGCAACTTCAACTGTTAGGAATCATATCCCCAGCTTCGGGAAAAGTAAATAGCTCACGATAAAATAATGAGCTATTTCTGATTGCGCTATCCGGTTACCTTATTCAGCGCGGCATTGGCCCATGATTCCTCAATCTCAACCTTGCCGATCAGCCCATCATAAAACGGTTTGACCGACTTCTTCCAAGTGTCGAGTGATATGGCATCAGTTACCCCCTCAACCGTTCGATGAACGTCAGTTGATGGGATGCGCTCATAACCACGCCCACAGCAGCGCTTACAGTCGCCCATTACAGGCACGCCCTGCTCTTCAGTCAGCTTACGGTCTACCGCCCGTCCGCGCCCGCTACAGTCCCGGCATGACGACGACACGATGCCCTTCCCATTACAGGTCTTGCAGATAACGCGCAGCTGATCATCAACAGAAGTGCGTCGAGGTGTTTAAAACCCGCGGCGCTGAACTTAGCAAGGCGGCATAAATGGCAAGTCGTGGAGTCAATAAAGTAATTCTGGTCGGAAACCTCGGGAAGGATCCGGAGGTTCGTTATCAGCCATCAGGCGGCGCGGTAGCCAACCTGACCATAGCGACGTCAGAGCAGTGGCGCGACAAGTCTACTGGAGAGAACAAGGAGATAACCGAGTGGCATCGTGTTGTCATCTTTGGAAAGCTGGCAGAGGTGGCTGGCGAATATTTGCGTAAGGGCTCACAGGTTTACATCGAAGGCCAGTTGCGCACCCGTAAGTGGCAGGCGCAGGACGGAACAGAAAAGTACACCACCGAAATCCTGGTTAACGTTGGCGGAACGCTGCAGATGCTCGGCGGTAAACAGGAAGGTGGCCAGGGAAACCGACCTCAGCCAAATCAGCAGCAGCGACCGCAGCAGCAGTCTGGGCAATCTACTCCACCGGCCAACAATGAACCTCCTATGGAATGGGACGACGCCCCACCCTTCTAACACCCATCAATAAGGCACCGACCATGAACCTCACCGAAGACTCGGCGGACTCTGCACGCCCTGATGAAACGCAATCACAGCGATTGCACCGGCTGGCTATGGAAAGCGCCCAGAGGATTGCTGAGGCGAAGTATGGCGGGCGGTGCCGGATTGAATCACGCACAACGGAATCACTGGAAGCAAGGCGCAGGGAGCGTACTACCAAGGAATACGCACGACAGGCAGCCTTCTATCCGCAGCTGCCACGCATCGTTATGACGAAGCCTGATGTTGTCTGGAATGACTATCAAACAGAGCTGCGCGGCCGCTTTGGTGCTGTGGTGCAGGATTAGCATTCATCTACAAACGGATCGCACGGGAGGTAAAGTTGCAGACTCAGGAATACCGGCGTCGCGGCAATCAATTAACCCTCGGCCGCCGCTGGTCACCCGATGAGATAGGCCTTCTGAAGGAACTCGCAGCAACCATCCCACCCAAACTTATAGCTCGGCAACTTAACCGCTCATACGAATCCGTTCGCCAGCGAGCCAGTCGCAGCCGGATACGTTTTCTGGAGGAGCGCAGCAAAGATAACGGTGGTACTAAGCCAAATTTATGACACAAAATTGCTGTATATATAAACAGTATTTGGCTTTTAATTATCTTTGCTTACGTGTAATGTATCTATGTAAGGCAAGAGCATAACCTACTGAAGATAAATGATTTAAATTGATTTAAACCAGTAGGATTCAAATTTGTAATTTCACCGAAAAGGAATCAACTATGGCTGACACAACTCAATTAGCACAACAGGCTATCGATAGCGTAAACCAGCTGAAGGATATGGCTGATCAGGCCGGACAAGGCCAAGCAGCGTATGAAGAGCTGTATGAGGAAAATACCCGCCTGAATTCCGAAGTAGACTCACTGAAAGAAAATCTTTCGAACCTGAGTGAGGTTTTCCATCAGAAAGTCATCGAAGAAGACGATTACCTCAGTTACGCGGAGGACATGCTGAAAGATATCAGCAACATGATCGACAATGGTGAGCTTAGCCCTCTTTCGATTGAAAAAGCAGAAACGCTACGCATGACTCTGTGGGTGGTGGCATCCATCCGAACCAGCAATCAAAATAACGACCCCCGCCGTCCGGGCGATTCGCCTAAGCGGACGCTGCGTCAGGTTGCCGGTTACGACGATTAATCGGATTGAAACTTTGAAACCGCCTACGGGCGGTTTTTTGTTGTCTGCTACCTAACTATTTTCGCCGCGGCATTGAGCCTGACAGCGGCATAAGGGGTAAGAGAATGAATATCACTGAACATGAGATGCGCGGATTACTGACCGGTAAATGCCTACCGGGTGATATGCGAGTGAATGAGGAATTGCCTGCCTATCTGGTACGCAAGTTCGCCGAACTCCAAGCACAGGGTGACGCGCTGGCGGCTGAGAATGGTTTAGCCGCTAAAGCCGTGCAAACCTTCTGCGATGTCGTTGGCTCTAACACCGATGTCATTGCTGAGGAAATGGGCATAGAGGGAGCGAAAGCAATCCTTGCGGCTATGAGCGCGACCGGAAATATGCCAGCCACCGACGCCTACCTCAACTCTGTGCGGGCTGAGGGTGTGGAGATGGCTGCCGATTGCCTGAATCTGAAAAATACCGTGGGCAGTACTGGCGCTATGGCTTACATGCTTAACACCATGGCTTTCGAACTCCGCGCCGGTAAGGATGGTGAGTAATGGCTATCGTCTGCGATAAACATCTGACCGATGAGGTCATTGCAAAAGCGTTTGAGAATACTAATTTTGGGCGTGATGACTTCCGAACCATTCTGGCAGAGACAGTGATGAAGCGCGCTGCCGGGTATCACTCAGGATGGACAGCAACAACCATCTGCATGCGCTTAGGCCTGCTCAGCGAAAAGAATCAGGCAGCAACGAAGCTGGGTCTAACCATGGCTTTCCACCACTATTACAGGCCAGTCGTTCGAGAAGCCATAAACGCCGCACAACTCCGCGCAGCAGCGCCATCACCTACCCCACAAGAATAGGCGTATACTCCCCACAGGAGGGCATCGCCATGTCTAAAGTAATAGTTGAGCAGCGTAACAATGAGCTTATCTTCATCATTGAGGGTGAGCCCCGAACTTACTCCATGTCTTTTAAAAGCGCCGATGATGCAACAAGGCTGAAGCCCGACATTCGTGAAATCATCTGGGCAGTAGAGCGCTCACATGAAAATTCCCGGGGAAAGAGGTAAGTCATGTCACACAACTTAGCAGCACGCAGCAGAGAAGAGCGCGACAGGATTAACGTGGATTTAGCCGCGTCAGGAGTCGCATACAAGGAGCGTATGAATCAGCCTGTTATTCCGCATGAAGTGGAGATGCAGCAGCCGGAAGCGATGAGGGAGTATTTCAGAGAGAGATTGCAGCATTACAGGAATGTTGCGCTGCAGTTTCCGCGCGGCACTGACCCAGTTTATTTCAAGGAAGACAAAGTTTGAGCTGGCACCATGAGGATTATATAAATTTGTTCTCAGCCGTAGGGGGATTAGCTTCAGCAGCTTTCGCTGCATATGCAACTTGGCAAGCAAAGAAATCTACCTTGCTGTCTAAGCAGGCAATATTTGAGTCTGTTAGGCAGGCGGAATTGATTCAGTTAAGAGATGAGCTTATTCGCTTATCAGAACGATGTAATTCAACTGTCGGGGAAGATGCTCTAGTTAGAAGGAGTTATGCAGCCTTGATTGAGAATGCCGTTGCATTAACAATCGCTCGCGTTGCTGTAATTGAGTCAACTTTGACCAAGCAAGATAAAGGGAATTTAACCGCATTATTTATCAGAAATCTAAAGCCCGGAATAAGATTCGAAATAGCTCAATTTGATGCACTTATGAGCATACCCGGGGCGTTCAAAAATGACCAACTCAGGCAGCAATATCGAGATGCTCAAGATTTCTTAGCTGTAGAAAATGCAAGACATATTCCTGACCCAGTCATAAAGTAAGGTTAATTTCAGGCCGCCCACCGAGGCGGTTTTTTTACGCCCAAATTTCGGAGGTAACCATGAACTTTCCAGACCCAGCAGATGAAGCTGCAGAACGCGAGCAGCAGATGATTGAGATTGCTCTGGCTAACCGCAGGCACCCGGAAATGACATTTACCGGTGCCTGCTATTACTGCGAAGAGGCGGTGAGCACTGGGTGCTTCTGCGATGAAGATTGCCGGAGCGATTATGAGCGCATTGAGCGCGCTAAGCAGCATCGCAGGGTGGCGTGACGCCGGTAGCCGAAAGCGTGCTAAGGGCTGTAGCGCGTAAGTGCAGGAGCGAAATCATCAGCGCCATTGACGGCAGGCCCAAGAAAGAACACGACCGCATCACTACCTCCATTCTAGACAAACACGCCAAATCAATTACCGCCCTGCCGCCAAATACGTTTCCAGCGAAGCTATGGCTGAGCTATTACGTGCGGCAGGTGGATAAGGAGATAAGACAGTGAGAGGAATAAATGAATGAGCTGGCTCTTTTCGCAGGCGCTGGCGGAGGAATACTCGGCGGGCACCTCCTTGGATGGAGAACAGTTTGTGCAGTTGAGCGTGACGCTTACGCCGCACAAGTTCTGGCGAAACGACAAAATGATGGAGTTCTCCGACCTTTCCCGATTTGGTCTGACGTGTGCAGTTTTGACGGAAAACCATGGAGAGGAATTGTTGATGTCATTTCTGGCGGGTTTCCCTGCCAGGACATTTCAGCGGCAGGCTCCGGAGCAGGAATATCAGGAGAGCGATCGGGACTTTGGAAGCAAATGGCAAGAATCGTCGATGAGGTTCGACCTCAATACGTGCTGCTGGAAAACTCACCTCTGCTTGTGGGAAGAGGACTTGCCGTGGTCCTTGGTGATATTGCCTCGCTGGGGCTCGATGCGGAATGGTGTTGTATTTCAGCATCAGAGTGCGGAGCGTCCCATAACCGCGACAGAATCTGGCTTGTTGCCTACCCCAAGGGCCAGCATGGGCGGGCATGGAATAGCATGGTGTCGGGCGAGGACTGGCGATCACAGGCACAACCTCGAGGATTATCTAGCCTGGCAGCACCTGGAGGCTGGCGGGGAGGAAACGCCTGGCCTGAACGCCTGCCCCGATTATGTCGAGTGGCTGATGATGTGGCCTATGGGGTGGACAGACTTAAAGCCCTTGGTAATGGACAAGTTCCACGAGTGGCAGCAACTGCATTTAACATCCTGAGCAGCAAAACATGAACACCATCCCCGACATCTCCCCCGGCGAGTTCACTCTGTGGCTCGCTTTTTTTATTTGCATCGTGCTGGTCTGGAACTGGCCGTATAAGGGGTAGAGGCCGCTCCACATGAAAACTTGCGATAGTTTGCGATCAAGTACTGTTAAAAAGTGCAGGAGAAATTATGGCTAAGCTAATGAACCTTCAGGAGTGGGCGTCGGCAACATATTCACAGCCGCCCTCTTTATCCACCCTGCGCCGCTGGGTCAGGGAGGGCAGGATTTACCCATGCCCGGAGCTTCACGGAAAAGAATATAAACTCGAACCGGATTCGGTATACGTTGACCCGCGCAAGAAGATGATGAAACGCAGGCCGGAATACGTAGCGCCACCGAAAAAGGGATCGCTGATGGAGAAACTGAAACATGTCGAACAGGCCAAAGCGGTACGACGCTAATCTGCCAAGGAACCTGACTTTTCGTAAAACGAAGCAGATATACTCCTGGCGAAATCCTGTGACCGGTCAGGAGATTTCAATGGGTAAAATACCCCGCAAGGACGCGGTTGCTCAGGCTATCGAAGCGAACAGCTACATTGAGCAAAACTACCTTCCGTCTGCCCTTCTTGATCGGCTTAAAGAGGTTCCTGATTTCACGGTAAGTAAATGGCTGGAGCGCTACGACGTCATTCTGGGTCGACGCAGTCTGAAGCCGAGCACCATGAAGATACGTAGCAATCAACTTCTTACCATTCAGGCTGAGTTTGGTCGCCTGCCAATTACCGCGATCAGCACGCGTGACATTGCAGTGTTCCTAGAATCTTATGTCCAATGCGGAAAGCACAGCATGGCGGTTGCATTGCGATCACTGCTGATGGATGTTTTCCGCGAGGCTGTTGTTGAAGGCATTATCGACAGGAATCCTGTAGAGCCAACAAGAACCCCATCACCTGAAGTCAGGCGCGAGCGCTTATCACTTGAGCAATTTCTGGCTATCCGCAAGGCCGCAGAAAGCATGGGCGGTTGGCTGCAAAATGCGATGAACATTGGCCTGCTCACCGGACAGCGACGGGAGGATGTAACGCGCATGAAATTCAGTGCTATCAGGGATGGTCGGTTGTTTGTTACGCAAAGCAAGACTGGCCACAAGCTGGCGATACCACTGGATTTAGAGCTGAAAGAACTGGGAATATCACTGGAGTTGATAGTAGAGGAGTGCCGGAAAGATAACCCATCGGATGGTCTGATTTATTCTGCAGTCCGGCGCGGAGGCAGAAAACCGGGGCCGGTTTCACCGGATGCGCTCACAGGTGCTTTTGCAGAGGCTCGTGAAATGAGCGGGATTAGGTTTGGCCCTAACCCACCCACATTTCATGAAATCAGAAGTCTTGCCAGCAGACTGTATGAAGTGGAAAATGGAGAGGATTTTGCGCAAAGATTACTCGGCCATAAAAACCTTTCTATGACTAAAAAGTATCTCGATTCACGCGGTCAGGAATATGTGATGGTATAGGTTGAATATGGTGATTTCGGGATATTTTCGGGAAATTTCGTAACCACATTCAAAAATACCATATAAATCATAGCACTAAAAAAAGACCGAATACGATTCCTATATTCGGTCCAGGGAAATGGCTCTCAAGGAGCCGTGCGCTAAAAGTTGGCATTTATGAAGGCGGTGTCGCCTTGCCATTTAAGATTAGAACAGCGCGGTGGAAATGCCAGCAAACGCGGGAATCAGGGCCATAAACTGGATCAGATTGTGATCGCAACGGCAAAATTTCGGAGAGTGGGCGCAGCGCGAGGCTGCACCCGAAAGGCCTATTTTCCGCACAGCGCCTGAGTGCGTTCGATAATCGGCTGCAGGCTCATCATCTGGCCCGGATGGGCTTTGTCTTCGGCCTGAATCACGCTGATCGGCTGGGCTTTCACCTGCTTGTTTTTAAACAGTGTGTCAGCGATGTCGTTCAGCGGGTATGTCATCAGCGTACTCGGATTGATGGCAAACATCGCACCATCTTTCTCGCAGGTCAGCATCACCTCTTCACGATTAAAGGGCCACTTATCTTTACCGATCTCAAAGCGGCTGACGGTAATGATTTGCGCCGCCAGCGCCTGGCCGCATACGGATAACAACAGGATTGCGGGAATCACTTTCTTCAGCAACAT